CGGGGCGACCATGTTCACGAAGGCCATCGCTTCCTGCACGCGCTCCTGCTTGACCACGGACTCGTCGGAGACATCGACGTTGACGTCGAACTCGCCCTGAAGGTCGAGCGGGTGCATGACCATCATCGCGTGTGAGCCGTCGAAGCCCATCTGCGGGATGACCCGCTCCTGGCGGATCATCTGGCCCATCATCCCCAGGAACAGTTGGCCGACCTTCGAGTAGGCCCACATGTAGTGCTGCTTGCGGGCCTGGATGAGCTTCTGGGCGATGGACGTGATGATGCTCATGCCCGTCGCCGTCTTCTGGTCGATGCTCCCCGAGTTGACCCCGCCCGCCATCGGCAGTCCGCCGAGCATGTTCTGGAGGTCTCCCTTCAGGAGCGCCTCCGCTTCCAGGGTGATCTGCGCCGCAGTCCCGTCGATCTGTAGCTGCCCGACCTGGCCCGGATCTTCCACGATCCACTGAGCGCCCGGATACCACTCGAAGGCGTCCGGGTCATCGACGTCGGAGCGGATCGTGGTGATGACGTTGGTGAGCAGGCGCAGCGCGTCGATCCGCTGGTTCTGGAGCGTCCACAGGTACTCCTGGATCTGAGCGAGGGACTCGATCACGCTCATCCCGACGAACTGGAAGGCGTCGGGCATCGAGGAGGTCATCACGAACGGCTTGGCCTTGATCCTCAGCGGGTCGAACTTGGAGGCGAGGACGGCCTGGCGACCTCCGACCGTGACGACGTGGCCGTTCTCCCAATACTCCAAGACCTCGATCAGATCCTTGTTCCGCTGCTGAGACCAGAGCATCTGCTCGCGGTCGTTGTAGTCGTTCTGGGCCTGGTTGTTCCGGGCCTCCTTCAGCATGTCCACGTTCTTGTAGAGGCCCGCCTTCTCCTTCGCCTTCAGCGTCTCCCAGGTCTCCCAGGATCGGTCGATCACCCAGGCAGCGGAGGCGATGTCCTTCGCGCCCTCGGGCCAGAAGAAGTCGCGCATGTCCCGGACGATCATCGAGGGGCCGTCGCGGATGACCTCGGTGCGGTCGATCTCCTCGGTGCCCAGGTAGCGGTCGATGATCTGCCCCCAGTCGTCCGTGACCTCGAAGGTCATCGGCACGAGCCGAGTGGCGTCCTTGGTCTCGTAGGCCCAGACAACCTTCGCCAGCGACGCGCCGACGATGAGATCCTGCTGCATGAACGGTCTCTGCTTCAGGGCGAAGTCGTCCTCATCCATCGCCCACTGGAGACCGGCCGAAGCGATCTTCGACTTCTTCAGCCGGTCGTTCACGGCGTCGATGGCCTCACCGGGCTGGGGCTTCGGCGTGACCTCCCAGGTCGGCTTCGGATCCATCATCGTCGCCAGCATCCCCTCCGAAATCTGGAGCAGGTACGGCGTCGTCAGCTTCGAGCGCCAGGCCGGGGGCTTCGGCCCCTCGGTCTTGGTCTCCGCGATCCCCCGGTAGGCGCGGTAGCGCTTCTCGACCTTCGTGACCCAGTTGTTGTGGAACGGCTCGGCCTTGTCGATGGCCGCGAGCACCTTGGAGAGTTCGTCAGCAGCCGGGAAGTCCGGGCTACCGAGAGGCTCAGTTGTCCGGGCTGCGTCTGTAGAGCCGCGCTCGTCAGCCACCAGCGGCCGAGATCGCCTTCTGGTTCTTCTGCTTGCCCGCCAGGATCCCGTGCAGGACGCTCATGCCCTTGGTGATCCCGTGGCTCTCGGTGTCGTCACCGCTCTCGGTCATCGCCATCATCAGGTGCTTGATCGCCGCCCTGATGTGGTCGGTCGAGTTCATCCCGTTGAGCAGGTCGCTGCCCTGCTGGCCCGTGTCGTCGCCGGGGCCGGGAGGCCCGCCGCCCGCGCCCACGAGGAGCGAGGCGATGTCCGGGCCACCGCCGCCCGCTGCGGTTGGGTCGAGACCGGGCGGCATCCCGCCGCCAGTGGGATCAGGGCCGGGGGGTGGTGCGCCACCGCCCCCACCGGCCCCGAGAATGGAGGCTAGCGCTGACATCGAGGCCGGGTCGCCAGGAGCAGGAGGCCCGCCTGGGGGTGGCCCCATCCCAACGGCATCCGGGGCTGCGTAGGTGGACATCCGAACTCCTTTCTACGACCAAGAGTAGTCGGGGACGTACTGACGCTTCTCGCGCCTTCTGGATCTTCGCACGTCAAGCGGATGCTCCCCGTAGCGCCGGTACATCTCCAAAGCGCCTGCCAGAGCCATCACCCGGTCGTCGTTCGTCCCGTCTGCGGCCCTTGGTGAAGGAAGGGTGTCCGCGCGCACGAAGGTCTTGCACTCCAGAATCGCCTGCATCGGGATGTGCGGGAGCGCGTGCTCGCGGATCGCCCGCTCCATCCCGCTGACCAGGAGCGGGCGGGTCTTGCTCGTCACCGGGAAGCCATAGGTGACGTTCTGCTTGAAGTCGGGGCGGTCGTCCTGGACGTGGCGGTACAGCTTCGGGTAGGGGCGGCGTCCGAGCTTGCCGTCCCGCAGCGGGATGACGACCGCCTCCCCGTAGCCGCCGCCCATCTCGACCGCGATCCGCGCGGTGTTGTACCAGCGCCCGAGGAAGTGAAGCTGCTCGGCAGCGAGGTCGGGGTCGATCTTGCCGTGAAGCTCGGCGGCGATGTTCATGTTGGTCAGGTCGATCACGTAGGCGGCGGTGAAGTCCATCCCCCGCCCCGTTGCCACGTCAGCGTACAGCGCGTAGTCCCTGTCCTTGACCGGCTTCTCGTACACCCCGATCCATCCATCCGTGCGCTGGGCGATGACCGCCTTCGCCCCCTCGGGGACGAAGTTGAAGCGGAACAGGGTTTCACGCAGCCGCTCTGCGTAGTATGCGAGCGCGTCCACGTCGAACCAGCAGCCCGACGTGCCCAGGAATGCCTCGGCCGCGTTCAGCGGGTACTGCTCGGCCATGTCTGCGGGAGAGAGACGGAGCCGCATCCGCTTGAACCAGGCTTCGTCCCGGCCGGGATGCAGGTCAGCGCCAAGGAAGCTGGCGTCGATCCCCCGGTCTTCCGCAGACATCCACAGGCTGTAGAACTCGTTGCCGTAGCCGTTCGCGGTCGAGACGACGACAAGCTGGCCGCCGTCCGCAATCGTCGGGATAAACGCCTTCCAGGACGCGGAGGCGTACTGGTGGCGGGCGAACTCGTCCAGGAAGGCGACCGCCGCCGTTTCTCCGTGGCCCGCTTTCGGCGTCGAAGGCATCGCCAGCAAGGTGGAGACATTTCCGTCCGGGAACTCCCACTCGATTCGCGTCGAGGGGCGGTGCTTGGTCGGCTTGATGACCTTGGCGTCGAAGTGCAAGTGGGGCGGCAGGTTTTCCCACAGATCCCAGGCACGATTGACCAGCTTCGACGCCTCCTCCTCGTTGATCGAGACGCACAGCGTTCTCGTCCCCGGAAGCACCAGGCATTTCCACAGGCAATAGCCGATCCCCAGCCAGGATTCGCCTAGCTGACGGGCCTTCAGACGTACCGCGATCTGGTGGTCTCGGAAGCGCCCTAACTCCTCGTACTGCCACTCCCAGCCGCCGTCGAAGTGGAAGTAGAACTCCTCGCCGGTCTTCGGGTCGATGGCCCGCGTGTGACGGAGCAGGTCGGCGGGGTGCTTGCGCGCCGCATCGACCTCTCTGAGCATGGTCTGGATCCGGTCGCGTACCTGCTCTTGAAGATCGGGTGCGACCGTCATCTCGTCTAGTATCCCACCCTTCATCCCATACGCAGCAGCGGGCACGCCTTCGGCACCCGGACTAGCGCGTCAAGATGCCTTGTCGTACCCGCTGATGCTGACTCCCACAGGAGGGCATTCCCGTGAGGTACGTCATTCTGGCAGTCATCGCTGCCGCTCTGCTGCTTCCTTCGGAAGCGGCTGCAAAACCCCGTCCGCCCCACTACTCGATGTGGATGTGCATTCACTCGAAGGAGGCGTCCTGGACGGATTCGGGCGACCCCTACTACGGCGGTCTCCAGATGGGCTGGTGGTTCATGCGAACCTACGCCTCTCGCCTGCTGGCCGCGAAGGGGCCAGCGCACAACTGGACTCCGATGGAGCAGATGTGGGTGGCCGAGAACGCCTATCGGCGTGAGGGCTACTCGCTCCGCTGGCTCAGAGGCCAGTGGCCGAATACGAGCTACGGCTGCGTCTAGGGGACGATGACCTGGGTGCGGCCAACGTCGTTCGGGTTGGCCGTACCCGGCGGGACGGTGGTGGCAAGCCCGCGCAGCCCCGAGGAGCCGTAGGTCTGATCGACGGCGGGGCCGTCCTCATTGAACGTGGTCGTTCCCGCGTCCACCGTGACCCCGACCGTCTCGGGCGTCGGCCCTCGATGAGCCGGGAAGCACTGGAGCCAGGAGTGCAGGGTCGCCGCTCCCTGGACGTGGGCGTGGATCGGGATGATCCCGTACCGGGTGAGCAGCGCCTTCAGCGCATCCGAGCGCCCCACCTTCGCCAGGTTGATCGCGCCGCCCGCGTCCCGTCCTCCCCGAAGCCGCCCCGAGTTCCTGGAGATCCGCCAGAGGATCTCGTCCTGCTTGCTGATCTGATTGAAGTTGACGACCGGCCCCGAGACAGCGCCGCTGACGGACGAGAAGCGGTTGATCGCTGAGAGCGGCTGCTGCTGCGTTCCTGTGTTCGGCATGGCTCCTCCTAAGTGTAGGGAGCGGTGGGGACGGAGAAGTTCGATGTCCAGCGGGCGATGCCCTTGGAGATCCGAACCTCGTCCAGGGAGCCGTTCAGGCTCCAGCCGCCCGCAGCATTTCCGCCGATGGTCAAGGGCTGGTTGGAGTCAAACAGCGGGCCACTGAACGTTCCCGTCGTGGCAAGCAGAACCCCGTTGACGAAAACCAGCAGGCTCGTGCCGCTACGGACAGCGGCGACGTGATACCACGTCCCGGCCACAGGCACCCAGGCGTTCGCAACGGTCGTCAGCGCCGTTCCGTCCCCGCTGACGTAGAAGCCGATCCCGGACGCGCCGTTGTAGCGCAGCATCCATGAGTATTGCCCCGGCCCGCTGGAGAACTGGGCGAGGATCGCCTGGTTGAGGGTTGCGACGTTAGCGAGGTTGAGCCAGCACTCCAGGGTGAAGTCCCCACTCCCGAACGCCCAGTCGGGGGAGTCGGGGCTGCTGAGGTAGTCTCCCGTTCCGTCCAGGAGCAGCGCGGATCCACCGAACTTGGACTGGGCCGAGTCGATCTTGGCGTCCCCGAACGCAGTCAGCGGGTGGCCCTGGGTGTCCGCGAGCGAGTCGGCGTGGAAGCAGAACACCGTGTTGGCGTCAATCCCGCCCGCCACCCCCTTCGGGATCGCGGCCAGCCCCCACTTCAGCGCGTAGTGCGGCAGGCAGAGGTTCTGCCCGGAGACATCGACCCCGGCGACGACAGGGACGATGGGGAACCCGCACGGCCCCTGGACACGCAGGTTGTTGCGCGAGGGCGCGGCGCAGGGCATTACGGCTCGATGACGACGGGGGCTTTGAGCGCGGCCTGCCCGTTCGCCATCTGCCAGTGGAACTGGCAGAGCGCGGCAGCCGAAACGTCAACCCCTGCGACGGACGTGACTGCCTTCGCGCCGCAGGGGTTGTTGTTGATCCAGTCAGACCAGGGGATGTACGTGTCCGTCATCCCCCGAGGAGTGTGTCCGCAGGGCATTACTTCTTGTTGCTGCGCCCGCCCCCGGACTTCCGGGTCTCGCCCTCGGGCAACTCCTGGTTGGGCGCATCGGGAGCGCCCTCCTCGGGAGCTTCTGGCTCGGGCGGCGCGACCTCCTCCTGGAGGGGCATCGAGGCGACGGCATCGTTCTGGAGCGCCTCGGCGCGCGCCGCTTCCTCCTCCTCCCTTGCCGCTGCCTCCTCGTCGGCCTTGGTCTGGGCCTCGGCCGCTGCCGCTTCCGCGTCGGCCTGCTGCTTGTCCCGCGCCGCCTTGATCTCGTCGTCGGTCGGGTCTTCCACGACCGTCAGCGTCCCATCGACTTCGAGCAGCGCGATCAGGTCGTTGAGATCCTGCGCCGAACGGCGCTTCTTGATCTCCTCGAACTGCGTCTGGAATAGGTCAGCCACCGTGACTCCTTTCTACGTGGAAATGGATTCCGCCGCAGGCTCCTCTGCGGGTGTGTCGTCGGGAGTCTTAGGTGGCTCGTACCCCTCGACACGCACGAGCGGCTCAGCGTGACCGAACCGCTGGATGTGGTGAAGCGAGCAGCGCTTCTTCCCGTCCGGGCCGAGCCAGCGAGCGTTGCTCGGGCACGGGCCGGGGAGGAGATTGCTGACGTCCTCACAGAGCATGTGGATAAGGATGTAGGGACGGTCGGACGGACTAGCCTGCGTTCTTGCGCCTGGTCTTGTGCCCCTTCTTCGCCGCTGCTGAACGCTTGGCCTGTGAATTGGTGATCCGGGCAGCGCTCTGCTTCGAGTAGCCCTGCTGCCGCAGATCCTCGTACATCGCCCAGTTCTTCACCTGCTTACCAGGCATCGTCCCTCCTTATCTCCTTCGTGTCCTCGTCGGCAGGTAGCTCCTCCTCGACTGGATCGTCGTGGCTGTACTCGCGCTCCAGGAACATCCCCACCCGGATCTTGCGCGAGTTCCACTCCCGCTTCGACCAGAGCACGGCGAAGAAGCAGCAGGTTCCGAGGATCAGCGTGAGCGCGACAACGACCGTCCAGGACAGGTCTTTGAGGAAGCCGACGAGCATGGGTCAAGTGTGTCTGTCCGCCCGGATGGGGAGACTTCAGCCATGACCCACACACAGTCCACGATCCTGCTGATCGAAGTCGGGATCATCTGCCTGCTGCTGGCGCTCGGGTACATCCCGAAGCGGCCCTGAGCGGGTAGGCACGCACCCGGAGTCGTACCGCGCCCCGGTGCCCCTGGGGACTGCTCACGGCAGAGCGTCGAGGGGTTTCATCCCCGCTCAGGGTTCCGAGACACGAACGAACACCGTGCCTTGGCCCGACTTCGACCGCGTGCGGCGCATGACCTCGCCGCCGTTGGAGTTGTTGCCGTAGGACGTGTTGCCCTCGATGGCATCGAA